AGGGAATTAGAAGGTTAAGCAAGGGAAGCGGCAAAGCTGAATGTTTAACTAACGCAATCTTAACGACTGCTGGATGGCGCAGGATTGGCGACCTCGCCGTCGGTGATTACGTGTTCCATCCGTCCGGCAAGCCCACCATGGTCACGCAGCTACACCCGGTGGGGCAGTGGGACACGTGGGAGGTTGAGGTCTCTGACGGGACTGTCCTCACGGTCTCGGGTGAGCATCTGTTTACGGTGGATGAGTTTGTCGGATCATCTAAGCGCAAGCGTCGCACCCTCGATGTGCGAGCCATGGCCCGCGAGGGGCTTGTGTTCGACCGACCTCTCACGAAGGGGTCCACGAAGGCGACGAAGGGCGGAGTTGGCAAGTTCGCCCTCCCTGAGACTGAGCCGCTGGAGTTTCCTGAGCGCGACCTGCCTGTCGATCCGTGGGTTCTTGGCTACTGGCTCGGCGATGGTACGTCTAGTAGTGGCGAGGCGACCGCTGACGTGGATGACGTCCCGCATGTTCGGGAGCGGTGCTGGGCGGCTGGCTATGAACTCAGTGACCTTCGTCAAAAGAAGGAGGGTGGGCGCGCGCGCAAGTTCACCATTCTGGGCCTCTCTAGAGACCTCAGGGAGGCTGGAGTGCTGAACGATAAGCATATTCCCGAGGAGTACTTGTACGCCTCCGTGGAGCAGCGCAGGGCTTTAATTCAGGGCCTCATGGACTCCGATGGCTACATAGATAAGAAGGGGTCTGCGGAATACTGTCAGGTGCGTAAGCAGATCGCTGACGGCATGGCGTTCCTTCTGCGCTCCATGGGAGTGAAGGTTAATGTCAGGGAGTCTGAGGCGAAGCTCTATGGTCGCGTCACCGGTCCTCGCTATCGGCTGACATTCAAGCCCTACAAGCACCAGAACCTCGTGACCCTGCCTCGCCGTGCGGAGCGCGTGCAGGAGCAGCGAAGGAAGCCCATCCCGCGCGTCATTAAGGACGTGCGTAGGGTTGCTCCGGTTGACGCCCGCTGCATCACTGTGGAGGCTGAGGATGGTCTCTATGTGACTGGCGAGACGATGGTGGTTACCCATAATTCCCCGTTCGCCGCCGCGCTCTGTCTTTTTGAGCTCCTCGGACCCTGTCGGTTCGATGGATTCGACCGGCATGAGCCGTTCGGTGTGCGGGCGAAACCAATGAGCATGCCTCTCGTGCAGATCGTGGCAACCTCGGAAAATCAAACTCAAAACACGATTAGAATGGTGCGCGCTTTTTGCCAAAAAAAGGGGCCATTAGCGCGTAAATATGATCTTGAGGTGGCGAAGACGTTCATCGAGACGCCTGGTGGAGGGAAGCTCCAGCAGATGACCTCCTCTGCTCATTCCATGGAGGGTGGTGAGGTGTCCTTCGTTGTGGGGGATGAGCTGGAGCACTGGCTGCCCGCGCAGGGAGGCCCGGCCATGTTGCAGACGATTCAGCAGAACGCCGCGAAGATGGGTGGCCGATTCATGGGCACCTGCAACGCATGGGTGCCGGGAGAGCAGTCGTCGGCTGAGGCGATCTTCGAGGCGTGGTGCGATCAGGAGGATGGTCTCACGCGCGGTAAGACGAAGACCCTCTACGATGCGCGTATCGCGCCCCCGAACACGGTCCTGACGGATGAGCCAGAGGAGGGGCAGGTTGGGCTCACGAAGGCCCTAGAGTACGTGTACGAGGACTGCCCGTGGGTGAACCTGGAGTCGATCAAGGAGCAGATTTGGTCGCCCGAGTACCCCGAGTCGCGCTCTATTCGCTTCTTCCTGAATCGGCCGAACGCGGCTGAGGCGTCCTGGATCACCTTGGAGGAGTGGACGCAGCTGCGCAAGCCGGACCGGAAGGTGGAGCCCGGCGAGCGGATCGTCATGTTCTTCGACGGCTCCAAGTCGAACGACCACACGGCCCTCGTGGGTTGCTGCATGGAGGATGGGCACGTCTTCAAGATCGGGCACTGGAAGCCGGAGAAGCCTCTTGGCGTGGTGAATGTGGCTGCCGTGGATGCGGGGGTCAGGAAGGCGTTCGACACCTATAACGTGGTCGCATTCTGGGCTGACGTGCGCGAGTGGGAGTCGTTCACTCGTACCGCGTGGCCGGAGGACTTCGGTGATCGCCTGATCGTCCCTGCGGTGCGTGGTGGCATGTCTGCGTCCCCGATCGCGTGGGATATGCGGTCGCACGCGTACCAGTTCGCTGAGGCGGCTGAGACGGCGTTCACGGAGATTCAGCAGCAGACGTTCACGCATGATGGCGACTCGGCCTTGGGTGAGCACGTGTCGAACTGCCGCGTGAATGAGTTCAAGGGCCGCTGGTCGGTGAAGAAGGAGTCCCCTAAGTCGTCTAAGAAGATCGACCTCGCCGTGTGCATGATCGGCGCTAGAATGCTGTATAGGCATGTGAAGAACTCGAAGGAGTGGGCGGACCTGACTGCTCCGCGAGGCGAGTGGAAGGTGCTCATGTGAGCTTCCAGAAGATGATCTCTAAGTTCGCGTCGGGCGCCTACCGCCCCATCACCTATGAGGGCTACTATGAGGGGAAGCGGCGACTTGATGCGGTGGGTATTAGTCTGCCCGCGAAGGCGCGCGTCCTGGAGATTCAGGCCCCGTTCGCCAAGATGGCAGTGGACGTCCTCACCGAGATTCTCATCCCAGATGGGTACCGCGTCGCCGATGACGACAAGCTGGGTGTGGTTGATCTACTGCGGAAGACGTGGCAGGCGAACGACATGGACTCCCAGTTTAACCTGGCGGCCGCTGAGGCCATTAGCGCTGGCGCGGCCTACTGGGTGATTGCGCCACCGGATGATGAGCATGAGTTCGCGTCGATCCGCGCTGTGGATGCGAAGCACGCTCGTGTGCGCATCAACTTCCGTGGCGAGGTTGTGGAGGGTGTGGTCCTCTACCGCCGGGATGACGGCAACGTGGGGGCCACCTACTACACGCCCGACGGCGTGGAGTTCTACGCGAAGGGCAAGTACGACTGGAAGAGCGTCGGCCAGGGCCGCCAGGACCAGTGGGGGGCATCTATCGTCCCCATGTTCAACCGTGCTCGCCTGTCGGACAAGTATGGGCGCTCGGACCTGCGTGAGCTCACGTCCGTCATTGATGCCGCCTCGCGCACGCTGACGAACCTTCAGGTGGCGCAGGAGGTGGCCTCCTCCCCGATGCGCGCCGTCGTGGGTGACGGGGCTGCGGAGATGCTGGCGCAGCAGCCGGACAAGATGCAGGCGTACATGGGGAACCTGATCGCCATCCCCAGTGGTGGTGACGTGAAGCAGCTGACCGGTATGGCGCTGGACCCGTTCATCAACACGTACAGGTCCTACGCCCTCCAGCTGTCCGCCATGACCGGTATCCCCCCGTCGATGATGGGCGTCTCCTCGGACAACAACCCCACTAGTGCTGAGGCTCTGCGTGTGGCGAAGGACCGCCTCATCGCCCGGGCGGAGAACAAGCAGCGCCAGTTCAGTGACGCCCTGGAGCGGGTCGGCCGGATTGTGGCGCAGGCGAATGGCATGTCTCTGGATGGGCTTGAGGCTCTTGAGGTGACGTGGCGTGACGCTGCAGCCCCGTCTACCTCGGCGCAGATGGCGAACGCCCTCCAGGCCCATAGTCAGGGCATCATCGGTGATGAGACTGCCCGCGAGTTCCTGCACCTCACTCCGGAGCAGTTGCGCCGGGAGAAGGCCCGTGGGGACAGGATGGACGCTGACGCGGGCTTGGATATGCCTGAGGCTCCGGAGGCGCCTGAGGATGCGGAGGAGGCCCCTGAGGGTGAGTGAGGCCCTGTTCTATAGCATCCTGCGTAGCATTGTCATGCTGTTTCGCAGGCGTGCCGAGGATGCACTCAAGGCGTTTGAGGGGCTCCCTGAGCCGCCCCCTGTGGAGCATGTGGGGGACCTCCTGACTCCGCTCATGTGGCAGGCCAGGAAGCAGGCATGGGCCGCGGCTGCCCTGTTCCTGCGAGGCCAGGCCCGTAAGGCTGGCGTGCCTGAGTCGTGGATTCCTCCCCAGCCCGGGTACTCGCCGAAGACGATCGCCCGCACGATTCGAGGGACTCAGGGGGCTCTGTCGTCCCCTGAGGGGATGAGGCGCCTTGAGCGGTCCCTGGAGGGGCACGTGCTGGCCGCTGCGCGCCGAACGGTGGCTGACGCGGTGGATACTGCGCCCAACTCTATTGAGGTCATTGAGGGCGCTCTGGATGACCTGGCTAAGGACCTTGAGGAGTTCTCCGAGACGACACAGAAGGCGATCGTTGAGGATGTCGAGAAGGTCGAGTCCCGCCGCCGCCCACACATGAGTCTGGAGGAGGCTTTCGAGAAGGTCGCGGACAGGGTGGAGGAAGCTGTTCGTACCCTCGATGAGGAGGAGCTCGTCAAGGAGCGCCACCGCAGCATGAAGGTGTTCTCGGATGTGCCGGACAAGTACCGCCGCAATTCGCGTGGTGAGCTGATTGCTCGTCCATTCGCTTTCGCCAGGGTGTGCCACCCG